CCATCTTTTTGCTTCTGGTTTCGGTATGAAAACAGTTGATTCAAAAAATCCTTTAAAACCGCTTTTTTTTACATCATTTTCCAAATTAGTTTTATTTCCTAAATTTGCAACTTTAGAACTAGGATTTACACACTCTCTACATAAATAATTCCAATATAGTATATTAATACCATTTGATTTACTATTAAATAAACTAGGTTGTGTCATTTCTTTTTCTCCTTGAAAATAATCATCGGGTTTAATTAAAGAAAACGTTGTTTTTTGTTCGTCTTCTGGAATAGCTTTTGTTGAAATATCCGCATCCGTTTTTGAATTTAAATTATTTCCAGCAGCAAAATGAATATATGAATAAAAATCAGAATTTTCATAATTTTTACACCAATCTTCTACCATAATAATAACTTTTCCTTTTAATCTATTTCCTAATAATTCTTGATATATAATATGTTGTTCTATTTGTGTTATAAATTTGCCACATTTACCATATTTTTGTGGATCTAATATATTTTTATTTAACATAGATGTTTTTAAATCATTAGCCAATACGGTGTATATTTCAGGTTTTGCCGTTTTTATCCTTAAATTAATAAATATAGGATAATTTGATGTTTTTCCAACATAACCATCACTAGCAATAACATTAAAAACTTCTTTTAAAGTTACTTGAGGATCTTGAGTTCTATTTCCAGAATCAATTCCGGATTTAGATTTACAATTTTCAATAGCTTTTTTCTTATCAAATTTTTTCATTTCACTACCGACAACAGCTAAATTAGGTGGTCCATCAGAGCTTGTATTTTTAGTTAAAAATACTTCAAAGTCTAAACATCTTATTCCTTGACTTAAAACATGTTTTAATGCATCTAAAGATGCGTGATTCAATGTTTTGACAAAACAAGAATTATAACTACCTGCCATATAATGATTTATAACTTCTAATTTTTCATTTTTTTTAGGTCCCATTCCCTCTATTATTCGTTCGCCTATAAAATTTGATCTTGTTACACTAACATTTACATCGACTTTCGGATCTATGGCTTCTCCTAGGTCTGTCGCAGCATTCACTGCTGCTGCTGCTGCCCCTTTGAGACCTTTTTCCAATATCAAATTTGTCGCATAAGCTATTATAATAATAAAAACAAAAACTAATAAATTAATTACCCATCTATTTACAGGATTTTTAAATTTCGTCATATATAATTATTAAATATTATTAATTAAAAATATAATATCTATTTTATTTATTATGACTGGTGGATTAATGAATTTAACAGCCGTTGGAACTGAAAATATAATATTAAATGGTAATCCTAAAAAAACCTATTTTAAAGCTACATACAACAAACATACTAATTTTGGTTTGCAAAGATTTAGAATTGATTTTGAAGGAAATCGTGTTCTTAATTTCACAACACCAACCGTTTTAGATTTTAAAATACCAAGATATGCTGAATTATTACATGATACTTATATTTGCGTTACTATGCCGAATATATGGAGTCCATTAAAATATGATGGCGATGCCGAATTAGGTAGAAATTTAATACCGTATGAATTTCAATGGGTTGATGAATTAGGTAGTAATATGATATCTGAAATTGAAGTTCATAGTGAGGGAACAACAATAGCCAAATTCTCTGGTGAATATTTAGCTTGTGTTAAAGAAAGAGATTTCACAACTGAAAAAAAAGAACTATGGGACAAAATGACAGGAAATATTTCTGAAATTAATGATCCTGGTAATGCTCATGGAAATGTAAATGTATATCCAAATGCTATGTATGTAGATGAAACGGGTGTTGAACCATCTATTCGTGAAAGAAAAATATATATCCCATTAGAAACATTTTTTTGTGATTCTAGTAAATTAGCATTGCCTTTAGTTGCTATTCAATATCAAGAAATTTCTATTAGAATTACATTTCGCCCTACTTATCAATTATATACTATTAATAATATTAATGATATTCAAGATGATAGTTGCATTAGTTATAGAATAGCGCCTAATCCTAATGACATAGATAATCAATTGTGGCGTTTTTTACAACCTCCAAGAGATTTTGCCGCTTCTACCGAATTATATAATACAACTCGAAATGATTGGAATTCAGATGTTCATTTGATATCAACTTATATATTTTTAGGGCAGGAAGAAAGACGAATGTTTGCTCAACAATCACATAATATGTTAATTAAACAAGTAAAAGAATATGATTTTTTGGGAACTTCTGGATCTAAATTAGTTAGTATGGAAAGTAGAGATTTAGTTTCTAATTTTATGTTTCGATTTAGAAGAAGTGATGCACATATGAGAAATCAATGGTCTAATTATACCAATTGGGCATATAGTAATGTTTTACCACAAATGGCTACTGAAGATTTACCTTTATTTAATAATACTGAAATTCCTAATCCAAATAATTTCCATATTACAGGTGCTATAGGTTCTTATGGGTGGAATCAAAAAGAAATATTAGTTAATATGGGACTTGTTATGGGAGGTGTATATAGAGAAAATGTTTTAGATGCCGGTATATATAATTTTATTGAAAAATACAACAGAACAACAGGAGGAGCTAAAGACGGATTATATTGTTATAATTTTTGTTTAAATAGTAATAAAAAACATTATCAACCATCCGGTGCTATGAATGTAAATCGTTTTTCAGATGTAACTATAGAATTTAATACAGCCGAACCGCCTTTTAATCCAGAAGGAGCTATCGTAGATTATGTTTGTGATACTAATTCAAATCCTATTGGTTTTAGAAAAACATCACAACAGCTTAATACTTATAACTATGATTTAAAAGTATTTGAAGAAAGATACAATGTAATTAAAATAAGTGGTGGTAAAATAGGTATGATGATGGCTAATTAAATTTATTTTGCCCGTTGTCTCATTTTTCTTCTTTTTCTTTGTAATCTCCTAACTCTTTTTTTTCGCCATTTCCATCTCATCATAGCTGTGGATTTTTTAAATCTACACGAATGTGACATATAAATATATTATTATAATATTTTTAATATATTTATTAAATTATGCTTGAAAATCCCATATAGCATTATAATAAATTGGTCCTTGTGCTGGATTTGGATTTTCTGGTTTATATTTTATTGTATAACCCTGTTTTGAACCACCTAATCGATTATCTGTTACGCCAAACAAGCCATTCGTTTGTTTATGCGCAAATAATCTACTTTTGGCATATTCTGTTGATTCATTTGTTTTTGTATAATTATTTTTCATTGAATATAAATCTCTCCCCATTTCATCAACTTCAACCAGTGCTTTTGAACAAGTATCTACACAATGTGCTTCAGTATTTCTACAACCGTCTCTATTTGCATTATATGGATTATTTTTATTACTTTTATCATAATTTACATAATCAGGTGAATTTCTATCTTTACATGTATATGGACATTTTCTAAAGAATTTATCTTCTCCTCCTATAGCCATTCTTATAATGTCTTTTTCGCAATATTCATTTAGTCTTCTAGGTTGAATACAATTTAATGGACACTTCATATTACCTGTGCCGCCCGGAACAACTACTTGTTCTCCTCCTGAAGAACCAGATCCTCCGCCTCCCTGTTGTGGATTTTCAGCAGCTTGTCCCGGAGCAGCAGCAGCTCCACCTGTGGTTGAATCTGTTGAACCAGAAGCTATTGGTTCGTCGGATATTTTAAATGCTGGATTTCTAATTATCAATAATGATGCATGAAGCATTTTATTCATTTTATAATTAGGTTGTCCTGTTTTACCAGAAGTTTTTTCATATCCTATTAAACCTGCCATTTCATCTCTTATTTTTCTTTTACATTTTTGTTTTGCTCTTCTACCTGTAGTTTTAAAATAATGATCTTCTTCAACTTTGGAACCAACTAATTCAGATGCATATTTATCTATAACTTCATTTGATTTCATACCATTTTTAATATCGTTATGCATGTAATAAAATGCTAACGGAGGACAACGTTTCCAACTTGTCCATCTCCATCTTCCATTTGAATTTTTTCCAAATAGGGTTTTCATATAAATTTTCAATTTTTTTGGAATATATTTATTTGCTTTTATAGCCTTTCTTTTATCTTGTTTTACATCTATTAAATATTGTCTTATTTGTTCTTTCATATAATCAACCGAAGCTTGAGAAGGAACCATACCTTCTTTATAAGTAATTTTAAATTTCAATCCATCTAACATTCCTAAAAAATAATCTTTAACTTTACTTACCATTCCTTTATTTTTCTTTTTTTTACTTTTAAATCCTTCTTTTTCTGGTTTTGGTTTTTCTCTAGGTATGAATTTTATATAATCTATTTTTCTTCTTCCACGACTGGTATCTTCTGCTAATTTATTAAAATCCGCATAGTTTGTTCCTATCACTTTTAATTCATTAGAAGGTACGCCTTCATCTTTTAAATCATGAACTAATTTTTCATTTATATATATTTTTACATCATGACTATCTGATTTTATAATTGGATCATCTTCATCGTCTTCTCGAGTTTCTCTTTTTCTAACAGAATATTTTATTACATAAGGTCCTTGTTCTAACATACGTTTGTATTTTTTACCGCTTTTACCTTTAAATATTGCTCCATCTGCTGAATAACCATCTCTATAAACCCCTGTTGTCATTCCGACATTATTTGGATCTGTAGATATACCCCAATTACCCTGAACTGTATTATGTAATACTTGTCCAGATGGAATAGACATTTCAATATCATAATTATCTAATGCTGGTAAAGTTACAGGTTTAAATTCATTAGTTTTTATTAATTTTTCTCTATGAGAAGTAAATCCATCTTTTGAATTTGGATATATTCCTGTGTCCCACCAAATTTTCATATCTCTGAAAAAATGAAAGGATGTCCATATAATTAATATTAAAGCAAACCAAGGCCATACTTTTTGTATTATATCCCAACCACCTTTTAATAATTTTAATATAACTTCCCATATCATCATTAGTGCTTCACCTATCATATATATATTTATCAAATATTTTATATGATACAATAAATATTAATTTGTTTTTTTCTTTCCTCCCCAAAAATTATCTTTTTCATGTGGTAATCTCGAATCACATTCTAGATTTTCTACATTTTCAGGTTTTTGAAAACTACTATTTGTTTTACTTAATAAATGAAAAACAACTATCAATCCAATCAACATAAGAGACATTTTAAAAATTTTGTTATTTAACATATATATTATGAAATTATAAATTATTTCGCTCCTAAATAATTAAATATTTAGATAATTATATATAGAATGGTTATTAAAGATACTTTGAGTAAAGCGAAAAAAATGATAAAACAAAATGAAGATTATATAAGTGGAAAAAAACCTACATTTTCAACATTAAATAAAACTAATAAAAAATCCAATAATAACTTAAAAATTAAATTAAGAAAAAAAATTAAACAATTTAGAGAAGGTTACGTAAATATGGATGGTGAAAAAGGTGATGATGATGATGAAGAAAAAGGTGGTGGAATGTTTGGAGGTAAAGGCGATGAAGATGACGAGGAAGAAGGCGAGGAAGAAGAGGAGGAAGAAGAGGAGGAAGAAGAGGAGGAAGAAGAAGGCGAAGAAGGTGAAGAAGGAGCAGAGGAAAAAGATACTTTTGTTATGGATTTAATAAAAGCTATATTTTTACCTTTTGTTATTATTTATTTAGGTTCTTCTACAGTTCAATTATTTAAATGTTATAAAGGTGGTCAAATGATACCGGGACAAAATTTAGGTAAAGCACCTTATACAAAATCTGGAGCTGATCCTAATGCATCTTTTCTTTCACATAAAAACCATCATTTTCCTTATAATTTATCAGGTTCTAATGCATCTGCGAAAGGTATTATACGAGAAACTATTAAGCATTCTTGGTTTCAAACGCGAACTATAGTCGATATGCTTTTAAATACATTTAGGGGCATATTATATTCAGAATCATTGGAACAAAATTTGATAAATAAACGAAATAGAAAAAATGTTAGCTGGCCATATCGTAAAGGAGGAGACGAAGGATTTTTAAAAGGTTCAATGGCACTTATGGCTGAATTTTCATGGAATATTGGTCAAATGATCGCACTTATTGTTGTTCTTGTTGCTGTATGCTTTTTTAGTATTTATTTATTACCTATTATTGCCATTGTTCTAGGAGTATGGCAACAAATAGATGTTGTTCATAAACCTGTATTACCTATTCCTGAATTTATATTAAGTTCTCTTCCACCCGGAATACCTGTTCCTAAAAATGCATTAATGATACATGTTTTAAGCTCATATGGTGCATTTGTTCCGTTGCAAATACTAGGCGTTATTATTTATTATGTAATTTCTTTTGGTATAATAGCTCCTTTAATACAAGTATTTACAATTTTAATACCCGTTTATGTAATATATTTCTTAATATTAAGACCATTCTTTAATAAAGATTTACGAACGGCTGGTTTTGGTTGGTTTAGATATTATGTAAAACGTTATTACCTTATTATTACTATGATTATTGCTGTTGGTGTAAGTTTGGCATTAAATAAAAAATTTGCTGGAAACGGACCCATTTCAACGCTTTTGAAAGAAAATGATTTGGGTGTATTAGTTCCATTTGTTTCATGGTTGCCTGCTATTATAGTTGGTTTGTTTTTCTTTATGTGGATGTTTGGAATATCTGTATTTAAAAATCGTTTATTTACTTTATTAAAAGATAGTGATGGAGCTGCTTTAAAAAATAAAGAAGCTATTTGTTCTTTATTAAGATATAATAATACTGGTGGATTTATTAGAAGTGCTATTGAACTATTAAAACCTATTAAAGATGCCATGAGAGGACCTTTACAATTTATACTAGATATGTTTAGAAAAGTAGCCTCGGCTTTTAGTAATTGGGGCGGAACAACAAATTAATAATAGATAAATAAATAATTAAAGACATATAATTATTTATTTATATTAATGGGTAAAAAAAATAGACGTAAAAAAACCGTTTCTGCTGCTGGTAAGCCATTTGTAAGTATTTGTACTCCTACTTATAATCGTAGATTATTTATACCAAATTTGATAAAATGTTTTCAAGATCAAAATTATCCTAAACATTTATTGGAATGGATTATAATTGATGACGGTGAAGATTGTGTTGAAGATTTATTTAAAGATGTAGAAGGTGTAAAATATTTTAGATATGAAGAAAAATTAAAACTAGGAAAAAAAAGAAATATTATGCATGAAAAATGTAAAGGAGAAATAATTGTTTATATGGATGAT